CAACAATTGGATATTTTGAATTAATTTCTGATAAATTTTTCAAATAATTATTTAAATCCGTCATAGAATAAGCAACTATCATAGCAGAACCACTTAATACATATGATGGACGAATAATAACTGGAAATTCAATCTTATTAGCAAATACTTCAATATCCTTCATGTCAATTAATTCTTTCCATTTTGGTTGATCAATTTTTAATGTATCCAATGTTCTTGAAAATTTATATCTATCCTCAGCATTATCTATAGATTCTGGTTGTGTTCCTAAAATTTTTACACCATTTACTGATAATGGCATTACTAATTTATTTGGAATTTGACCCCCAACAGAAACAATAACTCCACTACTATTTTCAATTTCATATATATCTAATACTCTTTCTAATGATAATTCTTCAAAATATAATCTATCAGTTTCATCATAATCTGTTGAAACTGTTTCTGGATTATAATTAATCATAATTGATTTTTTATTAATTTTTTTTAAAGTTTTTAAACAAGATACAGCACACCAATCAAATTCACAAGAAGAACCTATACGATAAGAACCACAACCTAATACAATTACACCATTATCATTAAAATCTAAATCACTTTCTGTACCATTATATGTACAATACAAGTAATTAGTTTTAGCTGGAAATTCTGCAGCCAATGTGTCAATTTGCTTAACACATGGAATTATATTTTTTTGTTTTCTTATATTTCGTATCAAACTTTCATTAAAATTTAATAAACTTGATATTTGCTTATCCGAAAATCCACATTTTTTTACTTTTAATATTATATCACGATTAGTCAATACATCATTCTGCTTTTGTAACCATTTTTCTGTATTAACTAAAGATTTAAATTTATTTAAAAACCATTTGTTCATTAATGTATAATCACTAATATCATCAACATCCATATTACGACAAAATGCTTCAAATATAACAAATATTCTACTATCAGTTGGTTTTTTTAATTCTTCAATTAATTCTTCATTTGTCATACGTTTTAATCTTGGAGTAGAAGTTAATAATGATATAAAATCATCATTCATCATTCTCAAACCTTTCATAAAACATTCCTCAAATGTTCGTCCTATAGCCATAATTTCACCAATTGATTTCATACAAGAACCTATAATATTAGATGAATTTGTGAATTTTTTATTATCCCATCTAGGAAATTTTATTACACAATAATCCAAACTTGGTTCAAAACAAGCAATTGTCGATTTTGTAATCATATTTTTTAAATCTATTAAATCTTTTCCTAAAGAAATTTTAGTAGCAATATAAGCTAATGGATATCCAGTTACTTTTGATGCTAAAGCACTTGAACGAGATAAACGGGCATTAACTTCTATTACGTAATACTTGTCACTTTTTGTATCTATCGCAAATTGAACATTACATTCTCCTACAATATTTAAATGACGAGCAATTTTGATTGACGATTCTCTTAATTTAAAATATTCATGATTGTTTAATGTTAATGATGGTGCAATTACAATAGAATCACCTGTATGAACTCCAACAGGATCTATATTTTCCATATTACATACAACAATACAATTATCATTGTTATCTCGAACAACTTCATATTCTACTTCTTTCCATCCCTGTAAAGATTTACTTAAAGTTACTTCTGGAGATTTACTTGAAGATAATTTAAACATAGTTATTAATTCCTTATCATTTTTTACAAATCCACTTCCTAATCCACCTAAACTATAATTAGTACGAACTAATATAGGATAACCAATATTATTAGCCCAATTAATAGCAGAATCTTCATCATGAATAATTATTGTTGGAATTATTGACTCATTTATCTCCTCTAATGTCTCATTAAATAAAACCCTATCCTCTGTAGTCTCAATTGTTTTTATTGAAGTACCCAAAACACGAACATTATTCTTTTCTAAAATACCACTTTTATTTAATAAAATTCCACAATTTAAAGCGGTTTGTCCACCAAATTGTAATAAAATACCATCTGGTTTTTCTTTTTCAATTATTTTACTTACAGTATCTAATGTTACAGGCAAAAAATATGTTTTATCAGCCATATAATCAGATGTTTGAACTGTTGCTATATTTGGATTTATTAATACAATTTCTATATTTTCTTCTTTTAATGCTTTAATACATTGAGAACCAGAATAATCAAATTCACCTGCTTGACCTATAGAAATTCCTCCAGAACCTAAAACCAAAACTTTATAAATCGGTTCTTTTGTTCTAAAATTAATTGTATTTACTGGAAATTTTTTCGTATTAATTAATGAAGAAAACGTATCAAATAAAAAATTTGTGTCCTCTGGACCACCATTACCTTCCGGGTGAAATTGAACTGAAAAAAAAGGCTTAAATTTATGAATTATACCTTCATTACTATGATCATTACCATTTATAAATAAAGGTCTCCATTCATCATTTAATGATAATTCATCAACTGCGAATCCATGATTTTGTGATGTAATATAACATTTCATATTACGCAAATCAATTGCTGGTTGATTCATACTTCTATTTCCAAATTTCATTTTATAAGTAGAAGCACCCGTTGCTAATGCCAAAATTTGATGACCTAAACATATTCCAAAAATTGGAATATTTTTTTCCAACATTTTTTTCACATTATTTATTAAAATATCCAACATTAAAGGATTACCTGGACCATTTGATAATAAAATACCATCAATTTTTTCCTCAGTAAAATCATAATTCCATGGAACTATAATTAATTGGACATCATATTTTAATAAATTTGTTAAAATACTTTTTTTACAACCACAATCAACTACTAATATTTTCTTTGAACCATCTCCTATAATTTTTTTTTCTCTAATTGATACATTTTTAACAATATTTTCTTTATTTGGATTCCAATAATCAATGGATTGATTAGGAAATTCAATCTTACATAGCGGACTACCACTAATTCTTATTTTTTTTGTTAATTCTCTTGTATCTATATCATATAATCCTGGAATCTTCTCCTCTTTTAACCATTCAGATAAAGATTGTATAGCATTATAATGTTCATAATTATCTGAATAATCAGCAACAATTACCGCCTTGACATGTATTTTCTCTGATTCAAAATATTTTAAAAATCCAAAGTCGTCTTTATCTTTATTTGGTACTCCATATATTCCAATTATTGGAAATGTTATTACCAAAATTTGACCATGATAACTTGGATCAGTTAAAGATTCCGGATAACCAACCATACCTGTATTAAAAACTAATTCGCCAGATACAGATTTTTCATATCCAAAAGATTTACAAGAAAAACTTGAGCCATCTTTTAATTTTAGAGTAATAGTATTTTGATTCATTTAAAATATAATAAATTATGGATAGTAATACTTATATTATAAATTATTGTATCTTATTTAAATATATCAATTTTTTTTATATTTAAATTATTAATAATTAATTAAGGATTATAGAGATATTATAGTATATAATATGGAAACTGCTAAAATTAATACTGATAATGAATGGACAACGGTTATAGATAAAAAAAAAGTAAAAAAAGAAAAAAGAATGAAAAAAAAACTTTTAAAAGAACAACAAAATAAAAAAAATAATTATCGTAATAAAAGTTATTATAATAATTCTAGAAAATTATATCAAAAAAAAACTGAAATAAAATCTGAAATAAAAACAATTCAAAACACTCCCGAAACTACAGATAAAAAAAACAATATTGCAATTATGACAAATGTTTTTTCGAGTTTATTAAACGAATTTGATGAATCATCCGAATAATTATTATAATATTAATAACTCAAATTAGTAATATAATAATATTATTTTGCAAAATTAGTTTTGATTATGTGATAACCATCGTATTTGGGGAAAACGATATATTCGTTTATTACTTGGATTTAAAAAAGGACGGAATGTAATTTTTGGAGTTGGTAATTCTCTCCAATTATCATTTGTATGAGAATATTTTGCTTTTCCAAGTGGTTCATATTTAAACTTCTTTGTTATTCTAAATAAAAAAAATAAAATTACTAATGCTATTATTAGAAATAATAATTTTTTTATACTCACTGATGGTAAAACATTAATACTAAACATCTATTATTTTAATATATTTTTATTTTAACTGTTTTCTATTATAATTAATTGCATTTTTTCTAAAATATATCTTTTTACTTTTTCTTTATCATAAATTAACTTTTTAACAAAAAACTCTTCGTTAAAATTTAAAGGAACTTTTAAAACTATAATTTTAGATAAATTCTGTAAATTATTACATATACTCCACATAGGCGTAGTTGATAAATATAAATTAACCCTTTTTTTATATTTATATTTTTTACCACCCCACGGCGGATCTATATATATTACATCTTGTTTTAACTTATGTATCATTTCTAAACAATTACCTTGAAAAACAGAAACATTTTTACAACCATAAGTTTCTACATTATGTTGTAAAAACTCACATCTTTCACTAGAAATTTCTATCGCATTTATATGTTTAAATACATGTGAAAATCTTATAGTATCACCACCAACGCACGCAGTCATATCTGTAATAGTTCCTTTTTTTGATACATAAGATGAAATAATTTCAGCAATTCTTTTTGATTCTTCCAATGGTGTCATACTATATACAGCTACATTATCCATTTTTAATTTACGAAGAAAACTCTCTCTTCCTTCAAATAAATATTGTAAATTTTCTATTGGTAAAGATTTAATTATATTTCTCATCTTGCTATTACTCAATATAATAAGTAATTTAAATTATTTTATTATTGTTATTTCATTTTTAAATTTTTATTTTTTATATCGTTAAAAAAAATAAAAATTAATATCCTCTATTTTATATAATACATTATGAGTGGATTAGATCTTGAATTAAAAAAATTTGATATTAATAAAATTAGTGATGACGCAGTCATTGCCGCAATTGGGCGAAGAAGAACTGGAAAATCTATAATATTAAAAGATATTTTATATAATAAAAGACATATTCCGTTTGGAACTGTAATATCAGGAACTGAAGCAGCTAATGAATTCTTTTCTGATTTTATTCCAAAAACTTATATTTTCCATGAATATGATAAAAAAATTATTAATAATGTTCTCAAAAGACAAATTAATCTTATAAAAAAAATGAAATCAAATGATAGACGATATAAAACAGTTGACCCTAGATTATTTTTAGTATTAGATGACTGCTTATTTGACGATTCTTGGACACGAGATAAAGAAATCCGATCTGTATTTATGAATGGGAGACATTATAAAGTTATTTTTTTTGTAACTATGCAATATCCATTAGGAATCCCACCAGCATTAAGAACTAATATTGATTTCACATTTATTATGCGAGAACCATATTATTCTAATCGTAAGAAAATTTATGAACAATATGCTGGTTGTTTTCCTAATTTTCAAATATTTTGTGATGTTATGAATTCATTACAACAATTTGAATGTTTAGTTATTCATAATAACGCAGAATCAAATAGATTAGAAGATCAAGTATTTTGGTTTAAAGCTTCATTACGAGATAATTTTAAATGTGGAAGTAAACAATTTTGGCAATATCATGAAGATAACTATGATAGTGATGACAATAAAAAAAACTTTGATGTTTCAAAAGTCAGTACCAAAAGAAAATATGGTAATATTAACATCAGTAAAGTAGATATATAAAATCAAGCATATAATTCATCAATCACATACTGATTTCTTTCCAATATAATAGCTCTTTTTAATTTTAAAGTAGGTGTAAGTTCATCTGTAGATACTGAAAAATCATCTAATAAAATTCTAAATTTTTTTACAGTTTGAGCATTTGATACCGCATTCTTATTTGCCTTTATTATACCTTGTTCTATATACCTTTTTAAAATATTACATGTTCTAGCATCTTCAGTATTTACTAAAATACTACCTAACTTTTTCATAAATTCGCAAACACTCTTTTCTAAAATACGTGTTGGAATTTCATCTTCAGATATTACACACTTTAATGTAATCAAACAAGTTAAATATTTCTGGGCATCACCAATTACTACTACATTTGAAATAATATCAGATAATTCTTTTTTTATATTATTTTCAATTAAAACCGGAGCAATATTTTCACCACCACGTGTTATTAAAATTTCCTTTATACGACCAGTTATTGTCAAAAAATCATCCTTATCTAAATACCCGATATCTCCTGAATGATAATAACCATCCGAATCAATAACTTGACTAGTTTTTTCTTTTTTGTTTATATATCCCATAAAAACATGCCTACCTTTACAAATTATTTCACCATTTTTTGTATCATCCGGTGAATATAATTTTAACTCTTCACCTGTAAATTTACTACCACAACAAACTCTTTTCTGAGATTGACCTGGAATTCTTACAAAATGCTTGAAATTTTTTGGTAAATTAAAAGTAACCGGACCACAACATTCAGAAGCACCATATAAATTCATTATTTGAATATCTAAACTACCAAAATATTTTAACACCTCAGTTGAAATTGGGGCAGCACCTGTCATAAATAATTTACATTTATCTAAACCTAAACCTTTTTTTATTTTACTAAAAACAATAGAATCAGCTAAATAATATACATATGGTAAATCCTTTTTCTTCTCTTTATACCTTGTCGCTTGTAATCCCACTTGCTTGGCTTTATTACCCACCAATCTTTTAAAACAACCATTACTTTTACCCAATAATTTCATCTTTTCAGCAAATTTTTCCCAAACACGAGGAACACCAAAAAATATAGTTGGTCTTACCGCACATAAAGTATCCTTTAATGAACCCTTTAAAGCATCTGGACGCGCAAAAGTTGCATGAGAACCTGTAAACATTGGAAGATAAAAATCTAATGCTTGAGCAGCTATATGACTTAAAGGTAAATAACTCACCATTCTTTCACGATTTGTTAATTCAAAATCACGCACAACCGATTGAGCTACCCACGAAATATTATCATGACTTATCATAACACCCTTAGGATTACCAGTAGTACCACTTGTATAAATTAAAGAGTGACATCTCCAGGGACTTTGCCTTGAGATACGCTCATCTAATTCAGCTTCAAATCTTGGTTCATCCCCCCTTTTCATAAATGCCCACCAAGAATAAACCGGAATAACTGATTCTGTCCAATCTGTACTTAATTTTTCATAATCTGACCAAACTATAAAAGCCTTTACTTTACCAACTAAATCATCTACATAAGTCTTATATTTATTTAATTGCTTCTCATTTTCTACTATAATTATTTGAGCATTACAATCATCTATCATATATTTACAAATTTCTGGTAAATTTGAAGTATAAACACCTGAAGATATACCACCTGCAAATATTGTAGCAAAATGAGAAATTACCCATTCATATGAATTAAAACCTTGAATCATAACACTAGAATACTCATCTAAACCACACGCAATTAAAGAACGAGCAAACTTTCTTACTTGTATATAAAACTTAGACCAAGTTTTTGTAACTGGTTGATTACCTACATTATAAGTATATGCGGGTAAATTACCATAATTACTTACAGTATTAGATAAAGCATCGTAAAGAGTTATAGGTTCAATATTATCAGTAACCTCCCTTTTAATTTCAATTCGTGGATTTGAAGTCCACATAATATCCTCACCTACTAATAATTTTTCATAAATTTTCTCCTCTTCTTTAACTTCTTCATCCAATGAAGGAGTATTAGAAATAATTTGTTTTTCTAATGTGTCCATAATATTAAATATAAGTATTAATATAATTAATTACTTATATTGAGTATCTATATGTATAAAAATAATATCAGAACATATATGCTAAACAAGCGATATGAATATACATCTGATAATATACAAAAAAAAAGTTTATTAATAAAAAAAATATTATTCAAAAATTTTGATTTTAATAAAATTAATATAATTCATACATTTTTACCAATTTTACAAAAAAATGAAATTAATACAAAAATAATTATATCAACAATATTACATAATTATAAACACTGCAAAATTCTTATTCCTAAAATTAATTTTAAAAATAAAACTCTTGATCATTACTACTATAAAGACAATAAACACTTATTACAAAATAAATACGGAATTGATGAACCATATAATTGTGAAAAATATAAAAAAAAACATAATATCAATATTATATTAGTACCATTACTAGCATTTGATAAAAATGGACACCGAGTAGGATATGGCGGTGGATACTATGACAAATTTATGATATACTATCCAAAATCTATCAAGATCGGATTATCATTAGAAGAACCAATACAAATTATAGATATTAATAATCACGATATTAAATTAAATTTTTGTATTACACCAAAAAAATTATATAAATTTGACTAAAATCTTTTTTTTATTTCATCTATTATATCGGTAGTTGATATTTCAGAATTATACGGTATCTCTTCAAAATTATTAATTATATCTTTAAAAAAACTTTCCTGTTTCTTTTTATCTTCTTCACAACTAAAACCATGAACAACTTTATCTATTTTATTATTTAATATAAATTCATTATTTATTATTAAAGGTGCCGGAAATATAACATCATCCACATACTTTATTGATTTAACTATTTCACAACGTTGTTGTTCATTAATAATCGGTTTCCTTTTATAATCAGTCGCAGCACTATCACTTATTACACCTGCTAATAAGAAACAATCTGTATAATGATTTTTTATATATTTAAACGATTTTAAATGACCAACGTGAAATAAATCGAATATACCATCAATATATATAATCATATGGTTATATATATATAGCAATATTATTTAAATATATATTATATATAATAATGGCAAAGGAATTTCATAAATCAGAAATAAAGCATTTTTCATGTAAAAATCTCCCATCAAATAAAACTAATAAATTAACATTGGGGGATATAATTGGTGAAGAAAGTGTGTATGGGACAGTTTATGAAGCGTGTATAAATGATGATTGTGAAAATGTTTTTAAATATATTCCAATTGATTGGTCACAAACTGGTATTATTACTGAGAAAATGATTTTATATGAAATAAAAATACAAAAAAAGGCAGTAGGAATTGCTCCTAAAATATTAGGTACATGGAAATGTAATGATGAGAAGAATAAAGGTATAGGATTTGCTATGGAAAGTTTAGTTAATACAGTATTTAAAGTAATAGAAAATGAAGTGAGAAAAATAATGAAAAACAATAAAATAAAGAGTAGTAATTTGAAAAATTTAATGCCACAAAAATTGAAAAATTTAATAGATGAAGTTTTAAAAAAAATAAAAATGCTTCATGACAAAGATATTTTTCATGGTGATGCTCATTTAAATAATTTCATGATTGATAAAAAATTTAATGTGAAAATAATAGATTATGGTAAAAGTGGATTAATAACAGATTATATCTATTCTTTTGGAAATAAAAATCAATTATATAGTATGCAGAATTATTTGAAATGGAAAGATTATTTTAAAATAATATCATTTTCCAAACAATCCGTGCTAATGGAAGGATTAATTGATCAAATAATAAAAAAATATGAAGAATTATTTGAACCAGAAACGATATCATATTATGAGAAAACAGAGGTCAGAGACATATTTAATAGAATACAATATAGAATAAAAAAAGCAAAGGAAAATCCAAATTACCCTTCAAATAAAGAGCAGTTAGACCTCGAGATTGAAGGTGAGATGAAAAATCTTATGAAAATAAAAATGCAAATGGACGACGAAAAAGAAGATGATAAAGAAGATGATAATTATGAGGGCTTAGGTGGTAAAAAAAGGAAGATGAAAAAGAAGAAAGTTAGAAAGCATAAAGGAATAAATCAACAAACTGGGCGTTTAAAAAAAGGTTATAAATATTCAGGTAAAAAATTGAAATCAGGATTATCACAGATAATTAAGACGAAAAGTTGATTAAATATATTTAAACGATTTTAAATGACCAACGTGAAATAAATCGAATATACCATCAATATATATAATCATATGGTTATATATATATAGCAATATTATTTAATATATTTTTACTTTTTTTAAAATAAAGATATTATATCTAATATATACTATCAATCATCAATGACAATTCCAGTCGAAAACTTAAAAACGGGTGATATTTTACTTTTTAGTACAACTTTTTCTTGGACAAATCTTATGACTTGGCCAGGTAAATTTGTTGAATTTTTTACGAAAAAACCATACTCGCACGTCGGTATGATTTTAAAAGATCCTACATGGATTAAACCTGAAATGACAGGCATTTATTTATGGGAATCTTCTTATGAGGGTACTCCAGATCCACAAGATGATAAAACTAAATTAGGAATAATGATTACTCCTATTAAACAAGTGTTATCACAACATGATGGAAGAATATGGGTACGACAATTATTTGACGTAGAAAATAAATTAACAATACCTGTTTTGAAAAAAATTCATAAAATAGTATATGAAAAACCTTATGATTTTAACCCAATTGATTGGTTATCAGCATATTTAAGAAAAAATTTTGAAAAAAGAAAAGAGTCAAGATTTTTTTGTTCTGCTTTAGTAGCATGTATATATGCGGAATCTGGTATTATTGACCCAAATACAAATTGGACTATTGTACGACCATCAGATTTTGATGAAAATGACACACATTTAACTTGGATGGGAGAATCCCATCTTGAAGGTTTATTTCAAATTGAATAATTTATGTAAAAACTAAATTTTTAATATTAAAGATTTAATCAATATGTTAATTTATTACAAATGAATTCACATATTAATATTTCATTATTGGAACATGATCCAATAATCTTTAATCTTATCAAAGATGAAGAAAAAAGACAAAAAGAAGGTTTAGAACTTATAGCTTCTGAAAATTTTACTTCAAAAGCAGTTATGGAATGCCTTGGTTCAGTTTTAACAAATAAATATTCTGAAGGATTGCCGAATGCTAGATATTATGGAGGAAACGAAGTTGTTGATAAAATTGAAAATTTATGTATACAAAGAGCATTACAGGCTTTTCGTCTTGATGAAAATCAATGGGGAGTCAATGTTCAACCATATTCTGGAAGTCCAGCTAATATGGCTGTTTATAATGGAATGTTAAACCCTCATGATAGAATTATGGGATTGGATTTACCATCTGGTGGTCATTTAACGCATGGGTTTTATACACAACGAAGAAAAGTATCAGCAACTTCAATATTTTTTGAATCAATGGGATATCATATTAAAGAAGATGGATTCATTAATTATGATGAATTAGAAAAATTAGCAATATATTTTAAACCAAAAATGATAATTTGTGGATATAGTGCATATCCAAGAGATTTAGATTATTCAAAATTTCGCAAAATAGCAGATTCTGTTGGAGCATATTTGATGTGTGATATGGCTCATTTTAGTGGATTAGTAGCGACACAAGAAATAGGAAATCCATTTGAATATTGTGATATTGTTACAACGACTACTCACAAAACTTTAAGAGGACCAAGAGCTGGATTAATTTTTTATAAATTAGATTATAAAAAACAAATTGATCAATCAGTATTTCCAGGATTACAGGGAGGACCACATAATCATCAAATTGCTGCAATAGCGACTCAATTAAAACAAGTTGTTACTCCTGAATTTAAAAATTATATTATTCAAGTAAAAAAAAATGCAAAAATATTAGCAGAAGAACTTATCAATTATGGATATACAGTATCTACTAATGGAACTGATAATCATTTAGTATTAGTTAATTTAAAACCAAAAGGTGTAACCGGAAGTAAAGTTGAAAAAATTTGCGAACTTGCAAATATATCTTTAAATAAAAATGCTGTCTATGGTGATAAATCGGCATTATCACCCGGGGGAATCAGAATAGGTTCACCACCATTAACTTCTAGGGGAATGGTAGAGAAAGATTTTAAATATATTGCACAATTAATTAATGATTGTGTTTTACTATCTATTGAAATACAAAAAATATCTGGTAAAAAAATGAAAGATTTTAATAAACATTTGGTAAATTTTGATACTCAAATTCAAGAAATTAAAAATAATGTAATCAAATTCGCTACGAAATTTGATCTTTATGTATAATATATCTTACATACTTAGTTATTTCTACATATTTTTAATATAATATATTTATAAAATTAATGTCAGTGTCTATCTTAATTCCACTATATAATGGAATTGAATTTTTAAAAGAATGTATTGAAAGTATAAAACAACAGACATATCCTTATTGGGAAATTATTATTGGAATAAATGGACATCCAAAAAATTCTGATATATATAAACAAGCAAAAAAATATGAACATACACAAATTAAAGTTATTGAATATCTAGATACTAGAGGAAAACCCCAAACACTTAATAAAATGATTAATGATTGTTCTTATGATATAATATGCTTATTAGATGTTGATGACAAATGGCTACCTAAAAAACTTGAAGAACAAATTAAAGTAAAAAAAGATTATGATGTAGTTGGTACATTATGTCAATATTTCGGAACAAAACAAGATATACCAAGAATACCACGACAAAAAATTAGAAAAAGAAAATTTCTTAAAATGAATCCTATTATCAATTCATCTTGTATGATTAATAAAAAAGATGCAATTTGGAATAATGAATTTTTAGAAGATTATGACATGTGGTTAAGATTAAATTATGAAGGAAAAACATTTTATAATATACCTAAAATATTAACATTACATAGAATACATAATAAAAGTCACTTTAATAATACTAATAATAATCACGTTCCACAATTAATATCAAAATGGACAAAAATATATAATAAAATAAAATAAAAAACAAATAGGTGTAAATTACATAAAAAATATATATAAATTATATAAATGTCTAATAATCAATTGAATATATATTACAGAAAAGATGCTGAAGAACAATTAAAATTTGAATATGAACAAGAAATTTCAAAAATAAATACAAAAAATAATCAAGAAAAAGAAAAAATTATAAATAATACAAAAAAAGAAATTAATGACAAATACCAAAACGAAGATAAAACATTAAAAAATAAATATATATCAAAATTAGAAATTGAATATGCTAATATTGAAAAAGAATTTGAAAATATTCTTGAAATTTTTGATAAAGAAACTGATAAATTAACTATTTCTATGAATGATGAAAAACTTACGGAAAATATTATAATTACAAATTATAAAAATAATGAAGAATATCAAAAAAAAATAAGGGATACACTTCGTAATTATAAAGGAGATTTACGAAAAATTAAACATGAAAGAAGAACACTAAGGCGAAATTTGATAAATGACATAATAGAACTCAAACAAGAAAAAAAGGAAAATGCTAAAATTGAAATAGATAAAATATATAATGAAATTTTTACTGAACAAAAACTTATTAAAAATAATTCTATTAATAATAAAATATTAAAAATTAATAGAATTTGGGATGATATATTAAAAGCAAATATTAATAGTTTCAATAATAAATGGAAAATAAACAAAGAAGAAAAAATACAAACAATTATTACACAATTAATTAATAAAAATAAATCTAGAATTATTAATAAATTTTCACAATTTAATCAATCGACAATAATAGATATGACTGAAACATTAAACAATAGATTATTAACTGATTGGAAAATAGAAAAAGAGAAAAAGATTAAATACAAATTACGAAATCTAGATGTATCAATAAAATCACTTAAGAATAATATTTTAAAAGAATGGAAAATAAAAGAGGAAAATATAAATCAAAAATATGATACAGAATTACATAATAAATTACTAGAAATAGACAATTCAATAGAAAAATATAATAATACTACTATACAAAATTATAAAAATTCAATTCTAAACACTATAGAAATATCTATTGTTAGTTTAGATAGAAATGATTTTCAAACAGAAGAAGAATATGCAAAAAAATTAAGAGATGAAGAAAGACAAAAAAATCATGAATTACGAAAAATGAAAAAAAAATTACGAAAAAATAAAATAATTCCGGGTGATATAAAAAAACAATTAGAAATATATAAAAAAGAAAGAATAAAAGAAAAATCTAGTATAAAAGAAAAATATAAAAACCAAAAATTATATGATATTAGGAATTTATTACAAAAAAGAGATGATAATATTATTTATGAAGTAAAGAAATTAACTGAAAAATTAACTAGTCAAGCAGAACAAGAAGTTGATATATTAAAAGAATCTTGGATTTCTAAAAAAAAAGAAGAATGTATATTACTAAATAAAGTTCAAGATAATAATATTCTTGAAATTCAAATAATAAAATTAAATGAACAACTACGAACAAAGAATTCTATAATAAATGAATTACAACAAAAGACAGAAAAACTTTTAAAAGAAAACAAACAATTTCAAACTGAAATTACTAAATTAAATAAATATATTACTCAATATAAAAAAGACAAAGATTTTGTTGATAAATTAAAAGTAAAATATATGGAAAAAGAAAATTTAAAAACAAAAGATCAAGAAAAAATTTCACAAAATGTAGTTAATCAAACACAAGAAGTCGATAACTCATTACGAACATTAACCGCTAAAAAAAAATCTTCAAAAATAGTATCAAAAATTGGACAAAAAAATAAAAAAGAAATGGAAAAAAAATTATTAATGAAAATGACACTTCGTGAAAAGGGACCACTATTTGAACATAATTATATATGTACTGGAATTTACCGAGAAGAAACTGATTTTGAAATTTTAATTAAAGCAAAAAATAATATTATAATTCATTTAAAATTTGATAGTAAATCAAATTTTGTTAATATAATTACCTCGGATACTAATATTTCTTTATCGTGTATATTAGAAAAAGATACATATTATGAAGTAATATTTGCATTTAATAATAAAAATATTACAATAAATATAAATAACACCCCATTAGGAACATATGAATTATGTGAACAATTATTAGAAGATATTATTGTTAGAATTAAATCAACTAAATCAATATTTTATCATCAATATATAAAATTTATAAATTAAAAAGTTTTATTCTTTTTATTTTTTTAATAAATTAAAATTGAAACAATTATATCTTTGTAAATACATAAAAATTAATGAATAAAAAAAATAAAATATCAAATAAAATTTTAAATAAAATTTTAAAAGATAGTATTAATTTTGATAATATTATTACTTCATTCTTATTAACAAAACAATGGAAAGATAATACTAAAATAAAAACAAAAACAAAGAAAAAAAGGAAAAATGCATATACTGTATTCAGTTCAAAATATAGAAGTATTGTTAAACAAGAAAATCCAGATAAAAAATTTGGAGAAATTAGTAAAATAATTGGAAAAAAATGGAAAGATTTAATACAAGAAGAAAAACTTACTTATCGAAATGAGGCATTAAGATTAAATCAAATTTCTAAAAATCAGATAGACAACGAAGAAG